CCGATTCGCCGAATTTCGATGGCAATGGCAAGCATTACCCGTTTCTGATCGACCAAGAGCGCATTGATTCGACGCTCCGTTTCTATGGTCCGCATAGCGAAGAATTTTGCGCGATGTGTTTGGGTGTTATGCGCCCCGGCGAGGACTCGCAGCGCGTGCTGACCAAACAGCTTTGCATGATCCACAAGGCTTTCGAGAAAGCGACGTGGAAAGGCGTGAAACGCACCAAGATTTATTCGATAGATGCGGCGTATGGCGGGGACCGCTGCGTCGGGGGCTGGATCGAATTCGGCGAAGACCCAGACGGACATCAAATCGTGCGCGTGGAGAAGCCGCACGTCATCAAGATCGGTATGAAGCGCGGCGCGGAGCCGGAGGATGAAATTGCGGAGCATGTGCGCGATGATTGTCTGCGCGAAGCTATTCCGGTCGAGAACATCTTCTACGATTCAACCGGACGCGGCACCTTGGGCGCAGCTTTTGCCCGCGTGTTCGGAAATGTCATACCCGTTCCCTGTGAATTTGGAGGACGACCATCAACGAGGCCGGTACGTCTGGACCTTTACATCGTGGACGCGACGAATCAGCGCAGATTGAAGCGTTGCGACGAGGAATATCAAAAGCGCGTGAGCGAATTCTGGTTTGCGGTGCGTTGGTTGGTAGAAAGCGAGCAACTTCGTGAATTGCCTGAATCCGTCGCCAATGAATTCTATCAGCGCGAGTGGGGATACGTCGGAAACAACAAACGCGACGTGGAGCCAAAGGAGAAAACCAAGCAACGCCTCGGTCGCTCGCCTGACGAAGCCGACTGGCTGGCGACAGCGGTGGAAGGCGCTCGCCAACGCGGTCTCCAGATCGCCAAACTCGGCGCAGACAAGTTCACTGAAGGCGCAGGAAAATCCTGGCTCGCGGACCTGAACGCCAAGCATTACAAGCTGATTCAGTCCATGCGGTTGAAAACCGCCGCTTGACCCATCGGCGGATTGAGCGGATAAAGCACCGATGCCATTGCGCTCATTGAGTACCGTCCCGCCTGGCGGCTGGAGATTTCAGCAGACGCTCGCTGATGGCACCGTGAAGTCATGGGCATCTATGGGCCTCGTATGGGAACTCGCAAGAAACATCGCTGATTTCCGGGCCGGCAACGGGCTACCAAGAGCGACACCCAAAGAAGCACTTCACGACATCGAGGAAGCCACCTGCGTCCGTCTGCATAATGACCCGAGTTGGTGCATTGGCGATAAAAAAAAAGGAATTCGGCCAGCAATCGCCCGCCTGTCAAACGCTGTTCGACATGCGGCGGTCGGAGGTCGCGTGTTGATTGATTGGCTTGGAGATCATGCGAAGCCTGTCCCCATCGAGATAGCGCAGCGACGCGCCAACGTGTGTCTGGAATGCCCCGAGAATCAGGACGGGCACAGCCTGTTGCGGCTGACGGCGGACGCTGTACGTGCGATAGCCGAGCAAATGAATGCGAAGGAACACCTGAAGCTGCGCGTCGAAGGCGAGGAACGATTGCACGCTTGCCGTGTGTGCCGGTGCCCATTACCCGTCAAGGTACACGTGCCGTTGGCGACAATTTTGGAACGTACTGACCAAGAAACTTTGAATTCCTTCCCGCCATATTGCTGGCTACTTGCCGAACAACAAACCCAAACTACATGAGCACACCAATCCTCGTAACTCTCCCCACGCACCCTGGCGATGTTGACCAAGCTGAAATCCTCGTGAAATGGATCTTAGAGCTTGGCCCCGTCCGAGACCACAGTCTTTTGATCGGCGCAGACAACGAGATACCTCAAGAACGCATCAAAGCCATGATGGAGATTGCGAAACCGGCGTTTCACAATGTCCGCGCCATGTCGATAAACGTCGGCGTGAAAGGCTGGCCGCTCGCTGCGAATTTGACCTTCCGGGCCGTCGCCCGACAGGTTTACGAGCTTTGTAAATTGCCCTGGGTACTTGTCGAGCCAGATAGCGTGCCGTTGCGTGCGGACTGGCTGAATGCGCTCGCCGACGAATACGCGAAATCGCCGAAGCCATTCATGGGATCGCTGATGGACAACGAATCGGCGGCGGAAGGCTTGCCGAAGAAATATCTGTCCGCGATTGCCGTGTATCCGCAGAACGCTTACGTGCGATTGGGCGAGTTATGGAAGGATGCGCGATTCACCGGGCCGGTGAAGCCGGCGAAGATGGGCGTGGCGCAGTTCCAGAGCACGGTGCGGGCTTACGACATGATCGCGGCGGAATTCCTCGTGCCACGAGCGCACCACACGAACCTGATCCACTCACATTGGGGTCCGGATTACAACACCCCACCGCTGTTCGTGCCGCAACGCACCGAAGCGGACCCGCCGAACGCCGTGACGGTGGATTTCATCAAAAAGGACGCAGTGCTGTTCCACCGCGTCAAAGCCATCGAAGATTTCCTCGCGCTCTGGCGCGTGCGAATGGGCTTCAAGGAAGCCCTGGCGGTCGAGGCGATCAAACCTGCGCCCAAGCCGTTCGTCGCGGAAGCTCCGAAGATCGAAGCGCCCGCCGAACCGCCCAAACGACGCGGCAACCCGAATTGGCAGAAGAAACAGCGAGAGCCGATGGCACTTGTATGAGCGCCACGCAACAGAGCCAAAGAAAGATGGAGTATCGTCGCCGTCGGTGGGAGGCCATGACCGAAGCCCAAAAAGCAGAAGTCATCGAGAAACAACGCCGTTACGATGCCGAATACCACATAAAGCATCGAGAATGCAGGCTTCAACGCGGTGCCGCCTATTACAAAGCGCACCAAGAGTACGCGAAGCAACAGTCGGCTTTGGCTCATAGCCGTATAAAAGCAGACCCGAACAAATTGGCGCAATATAAACAAAAACGGCAAGCGCAAAGACGCCTCTATAGAGAAGCCAACCGAAAAAAGCTTCGCGAGCGAAATCTTGCCTATTACAAGCAGCACAAGGTAGAGAGCTTTGCCCGTGTGCAAAAACGGAACGCGCTGAAAAAAGCTGCCACAATCAACATGCGAGGAATTGTGGCTTTCGTGAAGGGCGTAAAATCAAAACCGTTTGCCACATGTTATTATTGCCAAAAACGAGTTTCTACAAAATCCATCCACATCGACCATATCGTCGCGCTTGCCAAAGGTGGTTTGCACGCGGTTGAAAATCTGTGTGTTGCCTGCGAGACCTGCAATCGCAGCAAAGGTGCCAAATCGTTAATCGAATGGGCAGCTTATCGAGGCGAACAGCAGCTTCTAGACCTATGAACGAACAGACCCCGGCTCAACACGTCACCGATGTCATCCAGAATTTGAAGCGGGCGGAAGAAATACGCGGAGCCAATCGCGTCATCATCCTGAATTTGTTCAACGGCAATCCGCCGTTCACACCAGCGCAGATGTCCGAAAACAAAATCGACGTTAGCTTCTCGTCGAAATCAGGCACGAACCTGCTGGCGGCGGCTCGCAGGCAATACGAGAACGCGCTATTGAAGCCAGCCAAGTTTTTCCATGTGAGTTTGGATGATGCGCCAGCCGACCGAGGGCTTGAATGGTCCAATATCATCACAAAGGAAATCAACAAGCGCATGAAGCGCAGCCGGTCGTACTTTCAGACGATACGAGAGACCGGCGCGGGCGTCATGTTGAACGGCATCGGGCCAAAAATGTGGGAGGACCAAGAAAAGTGGGAGCCTTATTACATCGCCATCGAAGACCTGCTGATTCCCACAGATACACAGTGCAGTTTGGACATGCCGCACTTCGCCGTGCGCCGACAGATGACGTATTACCAGCTTTGGAAAAAGACGCTTGCCAAGGGCGACAACATGGACCCCGGCTGGAACAAGAAGGCAGTTCAAAATCTGCTGCAAGCGATCAAAAACCAGCTAACCACGACGCAGAATTGGGATTGGATAGCGACCCCGGAGCGTGCGGCAGAACTATTGAAACAAAATGCCACGCTGTTCGAAAGCGACATCGTGCCGAAGCTGTGTTTTTGGGACTGGTACGAGCAAGATGACAAAACGGGAGAGTGGTTCCTGAAGATTGTGTTGGATCAAGATTATGGTTTGGCGCAAGGCGCGTTAAGTGATCCACTGCAATTCATTTACGAAGGCAAAAAGCCCAGATCGGATACGCTCGAAAAGATTTTGCAGGTGCAGTACGGCGATGGCAACCCGCGTTCACCGTTCTTTTATCACTCAGTGCGGTCGCTCGGCTTTCTGTTATTTGATCTGTGCCAAGTCAGCGACATGACCCTGTGCAGGTTTGTCCAGAAGGTTCACGAAGATTACATGCTTCTGCTCAGAGTCCAAGACCCAGCGGACAAAGCGGCGGTTGATAAAATCCACTTCGGATTGCGTTACGGGTTGCTGCCGGATGGCGTGAGTTTCGTGAAACGCGAGGAACGTTATCAGATTGATCCTGGCCTGACGGAAATGCTGTTTGCCATAATGAAGCAGCACATCGGAGAGAGCGCATCCACCTATACGCAGGAAGTGGATAGCGGCACCGAAAAGGAACGAACCAAGTTTGAAGTGCAAGCGATTTTGGCGCAGACGAGCGCATTGATGTCCACGCTCCTGACGAATATCTACACGCAGGTCGAATGGGAATATGCGGAAATTTGTCGGCGGTTTTGCTTGAAGCAGACACGGGACAAAGACGCGAAATCGTTTCAGAAGGCATGTACCGAACAAGGCGTCCCCGAGAAATGGCTAGACAGCAACCGTTGGGAGGTGAAGGCAGAAATGACGCTCGGGGGCGGGAACAAGATGTTAGAGATTTCGCAAGCGCAACAGTTGATGAGCGTGCGTCAATTCATGGACCCATCGAGTCAGGCAGCGGTGCTCCACGATTATGTGCTGGCTCTCACTGACGATCCAGGTAGAGCAAATCGCTACGCGCCATTGAAGCCGAACAAAATCACAGACACGGTTTTCGAGACCGCTCAGACTTGGGGTACGTTAATGACCGGACAGCCAATGCCTGTCCGCGAAGGCGACTCGCACCGTGAAGTTATCGAGACGATTCTTCGGATGATGATGATGAAAGTGCAGCAGATCATGCAGAGCGGCGGCGTGGGCACTCCGCAGGACGTGATTGGTTTGACCAACGCTGGCGCTTACGTGCAACAGCATATCCAGTTGCTTGCTCAGGATGAAAGCGAACAGTCCAGAGTCAAAGCATACGGCGATGCTTTAGGTAAAATAGGAAATCAGGTAAAAGCGATGGCCGAGAGGCAAGCCGAAGCCGCGCAAAATCAAAATGGGCATCTCGATCCAGAGACCCAACAAAAAATTATGGCCGCGAACGCGCTCACGCAACAAAAGCTGGCGGCAAAACAAGCGGCAGATCAATTGAAACTGAAAACCAAGCAAGAGCAGTTTCTACAAAAGCAGCAACACGAACGCGTGAAACTTGCGGGCGACATGTATGAGCATGGAGTTCAAACAACCGTGGAAGCTCATGCTCGCACAGTAGAAGCAAAGGCGGAAGCGGACGCCATAAAAGCCAAAACCGACGCCGAAGTTGAAGCGGTCAAACGCAAAGCCACTGCGACAGATAAAAAGGATTGACGTAGGCGCTGCAATTTGTTTTCATACGCACATCGGATTAGTGCCCGATGTTCACGGCCCTGCCGGGCGAGGCGATGCGCTGCGAGGCAATGCGAGGCAAGGCACAAAACCCCCAATTCTTTAGTGCGAATTGGGAACTTCTTTAATGCCCTTTGGAACATTCCAAGTCATCGAATGGAAAGAGCAAGCGTGAATAAAACAGCCGCCCGCGCAGACACGCGAGCGGCTAACCATAGGACAATGCACCAACTTCGGAGCAGCGCCACGATACAATAGTGCTTGCGTTTTGCCAGAGAATTCTTAGAGTCGCGTCGTTCTTGGGACCATTCGTTCGCGGCTTCGTTTTATTCTCCCAAGAATACAGCCTCCCCGGGCTGACTCTCCTGCGAAGCCGCGAACGAATGCTCTTTTCGCGGCAATGCGACATGGTAAATCCAATAGACCGATGGATTGATCTCAACCCGTTGGTCGCAGCATCGGTGTTACAAACCCGCATTCGCCGGGCTGAATCGCCTGGGCAACCGCGAAAAACCTTAGCATGAGCGAAGAAACGCCAGTCGTAGATTGCCACCTGTGCAAAGACCTTGAGTTCGCGCGAAACCTCGCGACTCAGATGAAGGAAGGTTACGGCAGACACAACTCGAATCGGTCATTTCGTGACAATCCATCTATGAGATACACTGGCATGGTTCGGTATGCGGGTGTGGATTTGGCGCACGGGCCAGACCAAATGGCCTACGCTTGGATGGAGAACCAACAAGCCCGCGTCATTGGCCGACTCGGGGACCATGCGATGCGCGAACGCTGGCAGGATTGCGAGATTGGCGATGCGGTGCCAGAGAGCAAAATGCAAGGAGCAGAATTCGCCAATGGAACGCATGGAGTTCGGTTCATAGAATTTCGTATCCAACCACGAGAATCGAGTATTTTTGAGCGCGTCTGCACTCGAATGCGCTCCGCTGATGGCATTTGGCGCGACGAATATCTCTGGAAACGAATCTCATGACCAACCACGACCTCACCGGAGCCGTCCACGCGCTGCTTTTGACCCGCACGCGCGTGTCCGTGGCCTGGTGTACTGTCGAGCGCGACTGGCCACCGGAGCGTTGGCAAGCGACGCTGACCGGCCTGCGGCCCATGCTGGTCGGGTGCGTGAGCTTCGCCAACGCGGGCAAGTTCGTGAGCGCGGTCGTCGGTAGATTCGGTCTATCGTAGCGGACGCCGCCGATGGCGAATGATTTTGCCTCTGATGCGAGCCGGTTCGATTCCGGCGCGGTCCATCACGGGCCGGTCTGGACGACACCAACGCTACGGCGACGTGGGCACGTACCGCACCGGGTTCAATTCCCGGCAGAGGCTCCTTTAGCACCCCCGGCTTGGGCTTTTGCCCGCGAGACGCCAATCCAATGATCGGAGGTGATGTGGAATGGACGCCAACGGTCGAAGACACCTTGCGGATGGCTCGTGGATATAACTTTAGCGAGCACGACGAGCCTGCTTATGCGGGCCGGAGTGGGCAACGTCTAGCGATCCCTTCGACGTGCTCGCATTCGCTTTAGCGGCCCCGGCTCAGGCGTTGCCCGCGACATGCGCCGGGTCGCTGATTTCGGGGCGTTGATGGTTTGGCGGATAATCGCACTGGACACGAAATCCAGAGAATGCTCGCCGACCGAGCCGCCTGAAGCGCCCTGATTTTCCCGCAGAAAACCCTTGCGCCGCGAGCGCCGGTTCGGTAGAGTTTTGGTCGCAGTTTTCGTTACCAGTTTGAAACGCTGGTGTGCTTGCAAAGTCCATGCGATTCAATAAACTAATCTTGCGCTCGGTTGCGTTTTACGCAGCCCTGCAAGCAAATCCTTCCGCCGAAGGGTGTTTCAAGCCGAGCGCATTTCTTCCTTCGCAATCCCGCCATGAAACCAGCCATCGAATCCGCCGACATTCGTTCCCTACGAAAAATCCTGAGCGAAATTACCAGCGACCTTAGAAACAGTTTTGCTAAGTGCATCAAGGCTGGCGAACTGTTCACTAAGATCAAGGCCAATACCAAGCATGGTGATTGGGATGGCGTTCTCCAAGCGGTCGGTGCGAGCTTCAATACTGCGAAACGTTACATGGCGGTATGGGAGCGCCGATCAGAATTAAATCTCAATGAAATTAAGACTCTTTCCGATGCCGAAAACGTCTTTTCCAAAATTGCAAGGCTTGAAATAACGACCACGCAAAATGAACCACTTACACATGAAAAAACCACGAATTCGGGAATCAACAAACGACCTAATTTTCGGTCCATCTCGGATCATATTGGAGATGTTGGGAGGGCGACCCCGGAAAGCAAAAACGGTCCGCCAAAAGAAACGGCAATCCAGCTCGACAAAGTTGGACGTCCAATTCCAGAAAACATAGTTGCCGACTGGAACGAGGCTCACAACCAAGCGACTGAACTAAGGTCCACGATCAGTAAGGTGAAGTGCATTCTGGAACAGGCGAGAAAGGATAAAAAC